TGATGAGAAGATTATATATGTTAATGAGACTTATAAAGAAAGGCTATATGAATTAAATTCTACTGTAAAAGAATTTGTTGATAAAGAAGTTCCAAAATATAGTAGTTTACTTTTAGAGTCAAAGATAAAATCCGAAGATGATGTCAAGAATTTAGAGAAACAAGTTATAGAAAAAATTCAATCTTTAACGAATAAAATAAATTCATTATCAAAGGATGTTGATCAAAAGTCTGATGATATTGACACTCTCGTTGATCAAAAGATAAGTGATCTTCATAAGGTTATTTCTGAATCTAAAGAAGAAGTATCAACTATTTCCAATACATATGATTCTTTATATAAAGATTTTAAGAAAAGAGAAATCCATGAGAGTGAAAAATTAGAAAGTTTTGAAAATTCTATAGATAGATTTTCTATAAAAATCAATAAATTAGAATCATCACTTACTGATG